ATTAATATTGCTAGTTTTATAAATAATATTGGATTCATTTCATAGTACCTATATGAAATTGCCAATTAAAAACAATTCTACCCTCATTGATTAATTGTTTAATCTTTTTATAATTTAATCCATATGATATATAATATGCTGAATTAGCCATTGATTTAATAGATAGCCAATCGTTGACATAATCCAGATATATTTCTCTTGCTGTTAGCATTTAGAGTACCCCTCTATTTAATTTATGTTACCCCCTCATGCTACATCTAGTTTAATCTAGTGTCAATAGAAATATCTATATTTATGTTTTAACATAGCATATATTAGTATATGGCGATATTCTATGTTGAAGTTAACACTTCATGCAACATTGCAACATTGCATATGACGCATAAAAATGCTATACGAATAGGCTTATAGACTTCATGGTACATTGCAGCATTGCATATTTGTACTTCAACATGTCATCACCTGTATATTCACTGTTAAGTGAATACGGTGAAGTGTTGTACCATGCTATGTTATGTGAGGTATGTCGAATCTTAAAAAAAACCGTTCCCCTTTATACTATCATTGTCTGTTGGTGGATTAGTGGATTTTAGATCCAAAAAAAACCCTGATAAAAAATCTATCAGGGTAAAAGTGCGGCATTTGTGCCGCTTAGGAAATAGCCGATATGGCTATCAATGAAAATTCATATTTATATATTATATGTTATTAAAAGAAATAACCAGCATGTACCCATTAATGTAATAAAAAATATGATTGCCAGGATTCCTTCTCCTATTGTCATATTGTCGTCTATTTCTTTTCTTTTGTCTTGTCTATTCATAATTTACCCTTTAAAAGTTTTCCGCGTGTTTATCATATGTTGCATGAAATACTCTTTTTATATCTTCTTTTGATATAGGGTAATCTTTTAAAGAATCTAAAAAATTAATTTCATTGTAATTATATGTATAATAGCACTCATGGTTTGCTAATTCTCTTTCAATAATATTGTCTAATCCATTTTCATTAATATCTTTTTGTATACATTCTTTAATTATTTGCAAGTATTCATCTTGAAAGTCTTTAAAATGTATTTTAGGCAAGATTAAGCCCATGCCCACCTTACAATATTTTACAGCCTTGATCGCTTTTTCTCTAAATTGATCATTAGAAAAAGCATAAAATGCCCCATATTTATCAAAAAGCTCATTGATTGGTTTTTCTGTGTAATCATTTAAATAGTTCATCTTATAACCCCCTTTAATTATATTCGTAATGTTTAATATCTTTTATTGAATCCAAGTCAATCAAAGATATTAAATGCTCTATGTTCATATCTGCGATTATTTCAATTAGATCTATATGTATGAATAAATATCTATTTAATATATATAGTACATATGGATTTTTAATAATTGGTGTATGATATTTATATATCGTTTTATCTGTTAGTAGTCTTTTCATTTTTTCATTATCTCGCTTTCTTAATTATGATTTCTATGTTGTTACCTTCTTTTATCTGATGTTTTAATATCTTATAAATGTGAGTTATCTTTTTAATGTCAAAATAAAATTTATTATTTGAATCATTTAAAGTTATTTTTATTTTATTACTCATTTTTATTTATCCTCTTTGTTGTGAAACTATTTCGTTTGCTACATCTTTAGATAGTTGTTCCCATTGTTTTTCTGTGTACTTATAAGTAGTATCTAAAATAATATGTAAATCTTTAAACTGTCTATTTATAGCCCATTTGTATAAAACTTCATTATTCATGACTATTAAAGATAATTCATTATCTGAATATTTTGTTATGTCGTTAAGTCCTTTCATTGTTTTTACCTCGTATTTTTATTAATCTACACATATATATTACTAGATTTTACTATATATACAAGTATTATTTTAATGTCATTTAATTAATATATATATAATGAGATTACTAAGAACAATATCTATTCATAAATAACCCCACAAACATACAATATGCAAACCAGGCGGATAAAACCAGGTCAACACCATAAGAAAATGCTAATATACTATCATAAATGTCAATAAAATCAATAACTTACAAATGTACTTCGCATAATAACCATTATGTTAAAAAATGCTGTAATATCAATAAAATCAACGGCTTATACTATCATGTCATTGTCAATATGCGTATTATGGGGGGGTGCCACCCTGCTATGTATATATCCACTTGACAAAAAATTTTTGTGATTTTTGGTAAAAACAGTTATATACTCGCCATATGGCTAAATCATTATCATTGCGTGAAGCTAAAGAGATATTGAAATCTCCAAATGAAGCAAAACGACAAGCTGTTGAACAAGAACTGGCAGCGATTGGTGCATCGGAAATAACAGATGTTTTAAACTGGGATGAGAATGGTCGCACTACAATGCTTGCATCAGATCAGATTCCTGAAAAAGCTAGGCGTAATATCAAGAAAATGAAGGTTACACCAACCAAGTATGGTAACCAGTTGGAAGTTGAGATGTACGATAAGATTGCAGCACTGCGTTTACTGGCAAAACACTACGGTATGTTGAATGTAGATACCTCACAGAATAGACCATCAGTATTAGGCATCAATATATCTGGACCTGAAACAGTGTATGAGGTAAAAGAAAAAAATGATGATGAACAGGAAGAAGCACAAGACTAAGATCACCTTAGTGGTTTGGTACGATGCAGTTGCAGAAAATGGTTGGATAACAAAAGAAGATGCTAAGGCAAACTGCAAGTTAGATAAGTGTGTGTCAATCGGACATTTGGTAGATCAAAATGAAGAAAGAATATTAATAGCTTGTACTAAATCAGATAACGAATATAATGCAATGATAAACATTCCCAATGCGTGGATTGATACGATTAAGGAATATAATTTATAATGGCGAGAGTAAAGGGTAGTACCGATTTATCAAAACGCAAGACTAATCAGCATAAGCAATCTGATGTAACTGCATTGAATCTGGATTTTAGTAAAAGTCCTACCGTGTGGAAGTTTTTAAAAGATAATTCTTTTGTGCGTGGACTAATGGGTCCAGTAGGTTCTGGTAAATCTTATGCTTGTGCATCTGAGATAATGTTGCGTGCATTACAACAACCAGTTTCACCACTGGACAACACTCGCCACAGTCGCTTTGTAATTGTGCGTAACTCTTATCCTGAACTGAGAACCACTACGATTAAGACTTGGTTAGAAATATTTGATGAAGCCACTTGGGGACCGATGCGTTGGTCGCCACCATTAACACATCACATACAGTTACCGCCAAAGGGAAAGTTGGCAGGACTAGACATGGAAGTCATTTTTTTAGCACTAGATACACCCAAAGATGTGCGTAAGTTGTTATCTTTGGAACTGACTGGTGCCTGGGTAAATGAAGCCAGAGAACTGCCCAAAGCGGTCATCGATGGTTTGACACACCGTGTTGGTCGTTATCCAACCAAAGCACATGGCGGTTGCCAACATAGATTTATTATTATGGACACCAACCCACCTGATGATGACCATTGGTGGCATAGATTGGCAGAAAAAGAAAAGATGAAAGGTAAGTATGCTTGGAAGTTCTACAAACAACCTGGTGGTGTTAAAGAAGTAGATGCACAATTTGAAGATGCGATTTATGCAGGTGGTAAATACTGGGCAATTAATGACCGAGCAGAGAACATTGATAATTTAACGGAAGGGTACTATGAGCAAATGCTTGGAGGAAAAAACTTAGACTGGATTCGCTGCTATGCTGGTGGTGAATATGTCTTTGTGCAAGAAGGCAGAGCTGTGTGGCAAGAATATACTGATTCGTTGATGAGTGAGGAAATACAATATTTGCCTGAATATCCGTTACAGATCGGACTTGACTTTGGTTTGACACCTGCGGCAGTGTTTGGTCAGCGATTGGACAATGGTAGGTGGCATATCTTGCACGAACTAGTAACCTTTGACATGGGGTTAGAACGATTTACCACACAACTCAAGATTGAAATCAATAAGATGTTTCCAAATGCCAAAGATATTAAGATCTGGGGTGATCCAGCAGGTAGCAAACGAGATGAAATCTTTGAAGTAACAGCGTTTGACCATTTGAAAACACAAGGGATGAACGCCAGACCAACCGTGAGTAACGACTTTAAGGTGCGTAGAGAAGCAGGTGCGATGCCAATGAACCGCTTGATTGCTGGTAAAGCAGGACTGATTGTAAATAAGCACTGTTCTATGTTGCGTAAAGCGTTAGCTGGTGGGTATTACTTTAAGCGTGAAGCGGTGGGTGCAGGGTATGAACGGTTTAAAGATGTACCGTTTAAAAACAACTTCTCACACATCGGTGATGCCTTTGGGTATTTAATGCTCGGTGGCGGTGAACACAGAATCTTAACTCGTAAAAATGCACATGGCAACGATAATCAACAAGCCATAGCAAAGGTGGATTTTAGTGTATTCTAAAGAGATGCGAGGTAAAAGAGGGGTACCTAAAACCTCGCAAAACCCTATAGGATTAGTAGAATTTTACAATAGTTTAAACACCAATGAAAGAATTGTTTACCGAGATTACACCAACAATGATGCGTATCATTTAGATTACCGTGCTTTAGATGAAAGTTATTTTG